CATCACTATCCCCTTTCATAATGGTGGGGAGTTTTGCCTCCTATGTACTCCCCAAACATAGTCTAGCACACACGAGGATTGTGTTGAGGCTAGAAACTGCGTGTGACTACTTGGCCCAGTCAGGAACAGTGCCTTCTGAACTAGGTGCAGTAGATGTGCTAACATTATTAGCTGCACTAGTAGTCTGTTGTGGTTGATTAGGGCCAATATACCCATTCTGACCAACAGTAAGAGGTGCGATTAATCTATTCTTATCGGCATATCCATTTGTACCTTTTTCAATGCCAATCTTAATACACAACTGCATACCTCTTAAATCGTCAATACTATTGATCTTTCTCTTCTCTTGTGCTTCAGGAGACATATCATTTGAGTCAATACCTCTTGCACTTTCGATAATCGCTCTCATAAGTTTAAGACCAATATCTTTTGCAACAGGTACATTCTTCTCATTTAATTTATCTCCATCAACAAAAAGTCTGTGCCAAACTTTACGACCATCATAATCACCACCAATGATGGTAAATTCTAATGGCAGCCATTTAGCTTTGCTATGTTGACTTTTAAGAAAAAAGTTTCCTCTCCCAAACTCAGGGATTTCAGTGTCACCACCTTGCAGTTGCATAACTGCATAAGCGATTGTTTTATCAGGGATTAATTCAAAATCACCTGTTTTTGTATCAGACTCAATTTGATTGAAATCAAGCATTATTACCTCCATTATTATTTTTAGCTAGATTAAAGTCTAAAGTATTATTTGGATTATTGCCATCTCCATTAATTTTTTTCAATAGCTTACCCAAATGTGGTTCTTCTAGTAACTCTAGTTTACCAGATCGGTCTTTAGCAGGATAATTCCATTCATTAAGAGTTTGACATACAAAGGCTCTGTAAGGTGGTGTCTTCTCATCACCTTGCATAACTGCCATTGTAATGACTTCATCTACAATGCCTGGTAGTTCCCTACCTGTCTTTGAACCCTCAATTTGGAGTTCATGTAATGGGCGACCATACTCATCAACACGGCTATCTAAGATGCCAACAAAGACAACATTCTTGTCTCTGATATGTTGAAGATGTGTTAACCACCCCATCATTTCTCTACCTTGCATACCATAAGCAGCTCTTGTATCTAATCGACCATTTGATGTCTTGCAATCAGGTTGGTTTTGACACCACTGAAAACACAGACGACCAGCTACAGTAATACTATCAATGAAGATAGTATCGTACTTAGCTAATAGTTCATGTGGATTACCATAGATTTGACAAACTGCATCATAGTTTGCTTGTGAATATGCTTGGTCTTCATTGACAGTAGGATTAGGGCCACCTAAAAAACAAGCAAAGTTTCTACACTCTTGCCAAGTTTTAGGACGGATAACATCAATAGGCCATCCACTGATGGCTGCATCTCCAGCCTCTAAATCCATAAACAAAGTTCGTTTACTGTCAAGGGTGCGGGCAAGAGTTGTCTTGCCTACACCACTAGGGCCAACGATAACCATCTTATGACCCCTTTTTTCTTTCAGCCTTTCTTCGGCAGAAATAATATTTAATCCCATTACTCATTCTCCCCAAAAGTAATTTTAACACCTTGCAAACTAACAGTTCTGAACTTTTTAAGTTCCTGCTTTACATCAGGTGTTGCGTTGGTAAACCTTGCATCAGGAACAGTAATAGAAACCTTACTGTAGTGTCTTGCAAGATCAGATGGCAATGTATTCAAATATTCAAGCAACTTCTCTTGATCCCAAGAAGTTCTCTTTCTTAATTCTACTTTTACTTTGACACCATTGTCTTCAAAGTTAGCAGTGCCAAAATCTTTACCCTCATCAAAGAGTTGTTTCTTGGCTTTATCCAAATACATCTGCTCAAGATTTTTATTAAATTCGTCAAGCTGTTGTTTAGCTTCCTCGAATTGTTTGGTCAAATACTCTTTCCTAAGTTTTAAAGATTGAGTATCAGAAACATCAATGAATTTCATTGCACTAGAATTATTAGTCATATTTCACCTCGTAATGTTAAACTAGAAACTCTAATATGGGATTATCCCGTAAATATGTCAACTACTTTTTTTTAGAAATTTTAATATCTATGTCAAATAGTGCTTTTACTAACTTCATTTTTAGCTTGAAATCAGTAGTTTGCACACCTTTTGCATCTTCAACAATTTTTTCTTCTTTGCCGTTTTCATGCACCAATGTGTATACAAAATCTGCTATGTAATTACATATTTTATAATTGTTAACTACAATTTCATATTTAACTTGGCGTTGTAAATCCTTTACAACTCCAGCGAGTGCCATAGATGATAGCTGGCCATAACGCTCTGCCTCCCATTTGGAGTCAAACTTGTATCCCATAAACTCAGTTTTTTTAGCGTTATATTTATTATACTTCCCATACTGTCTAGGATAGTGTATACTTTTTTTAATCATTTCTTAGAAAGGGTACACCATATGGCATCAAATGAAAAGTGGAAAAGTGTGAGTGTAGATATTAACACTTACAAGAGATTAAAAAAAATAGCTTTAGATGAAGATCGTAAAGTAGGTCAACAGATCACTAATCTTGTCAAGAAAGAATTTGAGTCAAGATATGGAGGTGATATTAAAGACATGGGTATTGGCTCTGCTAAACAGATACAATGAAAAAAGAAGTATATATATATGCAACACAAGAAGCTGAGAATACTCCTATAACAATTAATATATTAGAACGTAATAAAGAATTTAAACATGACTTTCAGAAACATGAAATAACGTCATATCAAGCTCTTAAATTAGCTACTGAAATAATGTTAATGTTGAAAAATAAAATTAAGGACTAACTTCTTCCATACGTTTACATAAACGCTCGGCCCTGTTTGTTACCTGACGATACCATCTCGAATCACGCATCTGATTTGCACTTTCTTGCCAATTGCCGTCCATGACAGCTTGTATATGCTTACGAAATCTGCTGTAACGCGGCAGGCCGAGATTGAACATCATATTTGCTATTACTTGTTTTACAGTCTCTGGCAATTTATCCCAATCATCATAAACTTTTTTGCAATCCATAATCACACTTTGTATGTCTTGTTCGAAAAGTTCCGTTACTCTTTCTTCAGATATTTTTGTGCCTAAAGGTAAATCATATTCTGGGTCATCTTCACGACACAGATGACCTATCCCACAAGTCTTTAGTGAAAGATGATCAAGGTAAGTCTCATATTTGACCCCCTCATCAATGATGAGTTGCTCTTTTAATTTTTCTAAGTCCATTAATTTCTTCCTTGTAATTGTTTTGCTAACTCTTGAGTTTTAGGATTTGGATTAAAGGCAGCAGTCGTTGCTAAATTTTGTTGTGGTTGAGTTATATTTATACCACCTATTGAAGAAGATTGAATTGGTGCAGTGACATTAGGAGTTGGTATTAATGTTCTTTTTACCTCTTCAGATGTCTCGCCAATTTGTTCGGCTGCTGCTTGAGCACCTAATTGTCTTGTTCCAGCCGTTGTTCTTGCAGCTACATTAGCTACTGTTCCTAAAACATTCATAGTTTTCACTAATCTTTGATTAGGTGTACCTGTTTTAGCAAAGAAATTTAATGCTGTAGGACTTGCAAATAATCTTGCCATACCTTTCATTCTTACATTTGCTGGTAGTTTAGCAATAGGGTGAGCTGCAAAAGTAGCTGCATATATACTACCTTCTTTACCAACATCTCCTAAAAATGTTAAATCTTTTGCAAATTGTTCTACAACTTTATAGTGATCATCTCCTATTATTTTTTTTAAAACACCTGGTCTATATCTGTTCATAGCATCAAGTAAAGCTCTTGATTTTGCAGGTGATGTAAATATATCATCACCAACAGAACGAAATAAATCAGTTACCACAGCCTCTCTAATTTTTTCTAATTCTGTAGGATTTCCAGAAAAAAACTTTTGTAAACGACCTACTTCAGAGCTAGTTATATTAGTTCTTATCATTTCTCTAGCAGCATCTTCTGCTGTTAAAGTACCATCATTAAATTTTTTAACGATAGATATTGAATTAGCCTCTTGAAATTCTTTAGAAGCTCTAGCTAAATCTTGTAAAGAATCAGTTATACCTTTGTTAGCATTTGCTTTAACTATATTTCGTAAAGCAGCATCATCAATATTTGTGAGACTAACTTGACCAATTGTGTCAGCTAATTTTTGTACCTCATTCCATTGCTTACCAAATAAAACTTTTCCTGTTGTTCCTAAATTATTAATATGATTTCTAAATGCTTTACCATTAAACATTTTAGGATTAAACAAATCTAAATTTGTTTTGCCTAACGCATCATTTAAATATGATCTTGCTAACTGTGATCTCAATTGTTCTTGAGCAGTTTTATCTACGACTAATCTTCCTTTTTCTACTTTTGTCATAGAATTTAATACAGAATTTAATCTTTTTGGTGAATTTGATTTAATTATTTTATCAAAAAATTTATCAGTATTAAATGTTCCATTGGTGTTGTAAGACTGTCTCATATCTCTTATGACACCAAATTTTTCTAAATCATCAAAAGGTTTTTTACCATCTCTGTAAAAACCTGCAGCTTTGTCTCTTAACTTTCCAATCTCTTCAAGTTGATTTTTAATTTGTGGATTATTTTTTATTATATTTTCTAAACCACCCACACCCTTTGCACTTGCAGCTAAATGGTCTGCACTTAACAAAGTATCAAATTCATCTAATAAATTACCTAATTGTTTTCTTCCTTCAGAGGATAAATCTGCTGTTCCATAGTACAAAGTATCGTTAATAATTTTTCTTTGAGAAGATAATTGAGTAAAAGTAGCTTTATAAGTATCTTCTCCTATTTTTAATGCTTTTATTTTTTTAATTGCTGCAGCTAATTGAGGTTCTAATAAATCAGGATTACGGATATTAGCAACTCTATCCATAA